TTCGGCCTCGTAGGAAGCCTTTTAAGCACGTCGAGCGGGGGATCGAAGGGTGTAGGCCGCACCCGTCAGAATAGGTCGTGGACCACCGGGCGGAGCCAGTCCATGAGGTCGAAGAACAAGACCCACAAGTAGAGCGCGAAGCCGAGGATCACGACGCTTCCCGCGCTCACGAGCACTTTCTGGACCCAAGTCATGACGGGCGTCCCTGTGGTGGAGTTCGGGGGTAGAACGCAAAAAGCCCCCAACCGTTGCCGGTGGGGGCCTCTTGCGGAAAGGAGACCAACGGTGTGCCCCACCGCCTGCCTATAAGGAGGATACTATGGTGGGGCGGGCTCGTCAAGGGGCGACCATCGTGCCGAAGAACTGGCCGAACGGCGACTCGAACTCGCTTGCAAAGTCGAGCCACCACGAATACGATGGGTCGTCGCTCGGTCGCTTGCGGAACGCTGCGTGGTAGATGCTCAACCGCGTGACATCGAGCGGCCCGTCATGCTCGTAGTCCACCGGCTTCATGTCTCGTCGGTATGCTTCCACCGCCGCGACTGCATCCTCCGGCGCGTGGAGGCCATGCACGAGGTAGCCCATGTTGTCGATGTGTTCGACCTTCGCGTCGTCGGCCATCGGTCAGTCCTTCCGGTATCGCATCATCTCACTCGCTACGGCTGCGAAGGGCAATCCTTCGGCCCATGCGGGCTTCTCGCACATCAGTCGCTCGAACTCTTCGAGCGAGCCCGCGTCCTTCGCCACCTCGACCACGACCTCATCGTGGACGTGCATGACGACGGGGTAGCCTTCATCCTCGACGTTCGTCATGCTGGACGCCAGCAGGTCTCTCGCCGTGGCCTGCACGAGGTTCTCCACGAGCTTGCCCCCGTAGGTGCTCTGGGGGGTCCATTGGTGCGTAGTGCTGTCCACACCCATGAAGCTCAACTGCGTGACCGGGCCCCACTCCTTTTCGACAACATCGAGCCGGGGCGCAATGTAGGCCAGCTTGCGACCACTGGGCAGGACGGCGAACAGAACGAGGGTCTGGTTCCCCTCGGGGCCTATCTTGTCCGTGCAGAAGGTGTATCTCCCCCTGTCGCCGAACACCCGAGGGTGGTGCGCCACCGCCGCGTGCGCGTTCTTCTGCACTCGCTTCCAGAAGTCCGTGATCGACCGGTAGGTGTCGCGGTAGGTGCGGAACGCCCGGTCGAGGAGTTCCGTAGGCGCGTCCGTGACGCCCCACGCTCGCGCGGTGTCGATGAACTTGTCATGGCCCATCTGGTAGCCCAGCCCGAGGATGCATACCTTCCCGAGGGCTCGCTGCGCCGAAGTGATTTCCTCGACCGGAACCTCGTAGATGACCGCCGCGATGTCCTTGTAGATGTCTCGCCCCACATTGAAGGCGTCGAGGTATGCATCCTCGCGCGCCATCCACCCGAGCACACGCGCCTCGATGGCTGAGAAGTCGGCGACCAGAAACCGGTTGCCCGGCTCGGGCACCAATACGCTGCGTATGACGCTGCTGAAGGTCTCCATCGCGTCTCCATACTCGGAGATGTCCGCGAGGCCGTGAGCGGCAAGTATGGCGTCCACAGCAGCATCGGGGTCGGGGAGCTTGCCCTTCGGCAAATTGTGCAGTTGCACGATCCGACCGGTCCATCGACCGGTAGAGGCTCCGTGATACATGAACATGCCCCGGAGACGGTCTTCGGCGGACACTGCGTTCAGCATCGCCGGATACTTCTGGACCGACGTGCGCCCGAGGCTGAGGCGAAGCTCGATGGCCCTCCGAGCTACCGGGGGGAGGGTGCGAATCTGGACCGCAGCCTTCAGCGTGCTGCGGGTGTAGTCGAGCAGATTGACTCCACTTGTCTCGGCAATCCAATCCTTAACCGCCATTTGTTGTCCGTGGTTCAGCCCGGTCAGGCGGCGAAACTCGGCTTCTCCTTGGGCCATGTATTCGGCAGCCAGAGAGATGACCTTCCGCACGGCGGGGAGGTCTACCCTCACACCGCGAGCGTTGATCGTGTAGTCCAGATGCCACAGGCGGCTCTCTTCTGCCGTGAGCGTGGGGAGAGCATGGTGTATCTCCCGCTCGACCACCACGTCGTTCGCACAGTAGGCGAACAGCTTCTCGAACTTATCCTGCGTGTCCGGGTCGTCGTCCCCGTAGGAATACCGGACACGCTGGTCAGCCGTTGTGGGCTTGCGTGGCTTGCTCAGCGTGAGCATGACCGCTTTCCCCCTCTTGCTCTTGGGCGTCGTCCCGAGGGCGGCGGAAGCGCCTTCGAGGTCGCGGGGCAATGTCATGGCCGCCGCCTGCGCCGCCACGTCCAGCCACCTCGACCGTCCGATGGAGGGAAAGCCGACGCTCTCCCCCGCGTGGCCGAGCAGGAGCTCCATCTCGAAGGCCGCGTTGTAGGCGCAGAGAACTACGCGGGTGTCTTCGCAGGCTCGCACCAAGGCGTTCGGTATCCTCGGCGAGAGCGCAGGGTGCCATAGCTTCACGGGCTCATCGTCCACGGCCCAGCACGCGCACAGAATCTCCGTGCTCGGGTGGCGCGCGTAGGCGAAGAGACCGGCGGTCTTGAGGTTGCACTCGCTGAAGGTCTCGATGTCGATGTGGAGCTTCATCGGTCCCCCCACAGAGCCCGCGCGAACTCCTCAAACGTATTCCCCAAATCCTCGGCCAGTTCCTCCGTGGTCATGTCCTCGGAGTCCATCTCTTCGAGCCGTCGGGCACGTTCCTGCGGGCTCTCCCCCACAGGCACCAGAGCCATTTCGCGCGGCACACTGACGCGCAGACAGCGCACCGTAACGCGGATATGCGCGGGCTCGCCTGTGAGGACGTTCGGCGGCACCCGAAACACGCCCGGCGAACAGACTATGTAGCCTGAACCGCAGCGCAGGGACAGCGCCTTTTCGATTTTGTCGGACAGGGTTCTCTTTATCCACGCATCGGATTGCGGACCGACGAGAGCCGAGGCCATGTGGGCCGTGTAGAGCTCGGGGTCTTCGATGAAGGACAGGCCCCCGTCCACATTGAGCGCGAAGGGTGGGCAGAAGGCGACCTGCCCGAGATTGCCCAAGAGCATCTGGGTGGGCTCTTCAGGACCGGGGTCGGGAATGTGCTTGCCTCCCGGCGTGATTACCTCGGGGCCGAGGATGGCGGTCATGGCGATCATATGGTGTCCTTTCAGGTAAGCACTGCCACCGCTTCGATGCGACGACGAGCGATCTCCACGTAGTCAGCGTTTGACTCGATGCCGATGAAGTCGCGTTCCTCTTCGATACAGGCGATGCCGGTTGATCCGCTACCGGTGAACGGGTCGAGCACGAGGCCACCCGTGGGCGTCTTCGTGAGACGGCACAGGTAGCGCAGAAGCGACACGGGTTTGACGGTCGGATGATTGTTGTCGATGCGTCCGCCATCCGTGCGCTCCGCTCGTGAAACCTTCGCGCAGTAGAAGAACCGAGACGCGCCGCCGGAGTCGTTATGGAACGATGCACCGTCGTCACCCTTCTGTGCGAAGTCTCCGTAGATGCCCTGTGACTTCCCATCGTGGCCGCGCTTCACGGGTGCGAATGCGCCACACTCCCCGCTCTGTTCGTCGAGCATCGCGCCCGCGTCCTCGTCGAGGATCACGTTTGCAGGGAAGCGACCAGCGGGGCGCCCATTTCCACCCATCTCTGCGCCCTTGCCAAACGGTGCGCTCGTGTCGCTGACGAGTGTTCGCTTCCGAGCGCAATCCTCATCCGTTCCAATCCGCCCCCCGTCGATCCATAGCCCCGCCACGCCCCACTTCTCGGCGTTCTGCGCGAACGTCCCGTCAAGCGGCTTCATGGCGACGACGATAGGCTCCCACGCGGGTTTCAGCGCCGTGCCCCAACCGCCCCACTGGCGGGCGAGGTCGGTAGCGGGGGTGGTTTCCACGCCCGCCGCCTTGCCGATGGCCTTCGAGATGTCATGCGATTTCGGGAATCCCGACCCATAGAGCCACATCATGCAGTCGCGTATCTCCCACCCCGCGTCCTCGATTGCGCACATGAGTCGATGGTGCGTCCGCGTGCCACCGAATGCGAGCATCATCGCACCCGGCTTCGCCACACGCAGCGCAGCGGTCCAGAACGGCACACCGGGGACGCCGTGATCCCACTGTTGGCCCATGAACGCGAGACCGTAGGGCGGGTCCGTGATGATCGTATCGACCGACTCCGGCTCCATCCCGCGCATCACGTCAAGGCAATCGCCGTGGATCACTTCCTGCGTTGGCATCGGTGTCCTTTCAGGGAGAGGGGGGTGGGAGCGGGCCACAGCCCCCCGGTGTAGCCCGCTCCGCGACGAATCAACCCAGCGGGTCGATCTCGTCGCCGATCTCATCGAAGTCCTCGGCGGCGGACTTGCCTCCGTCGATCCGGTCGCCGTCGGCGACCTTCTGGACGTTGTTCAGGCCGAAGGTGACACCCTTGTTGCCCTTCCCCTTGTCGTAGGCGTAGGCGTTGATCGACGCGCGAGCCATGCACCCGGCGTAGACCTCATCCGGCGACTCAGGGCCGAGGATGGGGTCGCGCCGAGCGTTGACCACTTCGGGCTTGCGTATCGAGTTGAGGCGGACGAAGATGTAGCCTGCCATGTTGGGATCGTCCGGGGCGTCGATGTCGCCGTCGTGGAGGGCATTGCTCTTCGTCACGATGCCCGGCGCGGCGGTCGCGCCGAACTTGGCGACGGCTGCTTCGAGCAGCGCGGTCTCGAACTGCGACATATCCGTGCCCTTGGGCCACGCCAAGGTCAGTTGAAACTTCGGCGTGCCCGTGTCGAACTGGTCCACGGCCTTGAACAGGTTGGGGTAGCTGACGCGCCCCGGAGGTGTCACGAATCGTGTGCTCATTGGTCGTTCCCTTCTGTTGGTGCGAACTCGGCGTTCGCATCGAGTTGGATCGCAGGACGAGTATCGTCCTCTGTCGTGAGCGCGGGCGCTCCATCGGGCTTGATCCACTGAGCGTCCACGATGCGCTGGAGATCGGTTCTGCGCTCCTTGTCCCGTCCGGCGACCGTCTTGACCGCCTTGTCCATCTGTGCGGGACTCTTGAGAGGCGCTGGATTGAAGATAGCGTCACCGAAGACCCCTGTCAAGGCTTGCTGAGCCTTGTCGTCATCCTCCCATCTGCGATTGCTCCGGCCCTGCACTAACTTGTAGCCGGGCACGGGGATACCGCGAGAGAGCATATCGAAGGCGACCTCTCGGCACGCCTTCAGGTGGATTTCCGCAAGCGAGCCGAGGGTCAGCAGTTCGGCGATGCGCTCGGGACGCTCATCGAGACCGACCTGCCCGTCATCGAACTCTACCTGCGCGAGGACCTGACTGAGCATGGCAAGCTCGGGGCAGACGTGCCTCGCTGGGCACCACCGACAATGATCGCCCCCGACAAGAACGTCAGTCTCAGATTCCAGCGCGGCCACCCCGTCCTGCACGCGGGTCTCGAACGCCCTCAGGTCTTTGATGCTGATTACCTGAGAGGATGTCGAGTTCAGCCGTGGCTGAACGACGTGAACCTCGACGCTGGCGACTTCGGTCTGCAAGCCGAACCTGTGATAGGCTCCGCTGCCGTAAAGCCATAGCTGCGGGTTGTCTACCGCCGACACGGGCACGCCCATGCCATACTTGAGGTCTACGACGTGAAGTCGCTGGTAGGGGATGGCGACCAAGAAGTCCGCCGTGCCAAACCCCTCCTTGTAGAGGTGGTCGAGGGTCAACTGCTCTTCGACCTTTCGCTCCCCCCAGAAGACGCCCGCGACCTCTTGAACGTATTCGTAGTAGGTGAGAAGCGCGTGGGCCATGTCCTCCGTGACCAGACCATCTTCGAGCGTCTGGCCGATCAGGTCCAGAGGGGAGGTGCCCGTGGTGAGGCAATACGCCGCAACCGCGTGGGCGTGAGTCCCCTCCGCCGCGTAGACGTTATCATCTGACCACTGATGCGTGACCTGCTCCGACAGCGCCACGGAGCCGGGGCAAGTCAGCCACCTCTCCGCCGATGAAGGCGCGAGCCGTGCGTGAATCTCAGGCATTCATGGCCGCCTTTGCTCCCGCCACTACGGCGGCGTAGAACTCGGGCTCGATCTGGCTGAGCCGCAGAGCGCCGTCGGCGTGTTCCTTGATGACATCGACCGCAGCACTGCCGCCCTTCTGTGCCACGAGTCGCGTGAGCGCATCCCGGACGTCCTGCTCGGTGGTCTCGGGTTCGGGCTCAGGCTCGGGCTTCGACTTCGACTTCGACTTCGACTTCGGCGCGGTCTCGGTTTCCGGCGCGGCGTCGAGAATCTGCGGCTCCGGGTGAAGCTCCGCCGAGGCCGCGACCTCTGTGTTGAACCGCACGAGGAGCGCGGCGAGGGTTGCGCTCTTCAAGACCCATACCTCTTCGGCCTCCCGAAGCTCGGCGCGCGCCTTGTCGATGGCGTCCATGTTGAATGGCATGTTCGTCTCCTTTGTGGGGGTGATGACCTGATCGACCACGGCCTGCTTTTGCAGGGCGCGGGTGAGCATGTATTCGTCAATCGAACCGAGCCTCGTGATAAACTGCACGAGCACATTGTCCTGCTGTCCGATGCGGTGGCACCGGTCGGCTGCTTGGGTGATGTTGGCGTAGACCCAATCGGTCTCCGCGAAGATGACCCGATGAGCAGCGGTCAGGGTCAGCCCCGTTCCCGCAGCCTGTATGTTGCCGATGAGGACTCGGTGAGTGGGGCCGGACTGGAATGCCTTCACCGCCTCGTGCTTGGCCTCGGTGGACACTCCCCCCTGCACGACGACCGGGTAGAACTCGGCCAGAGCCCTCACGAGTTCCGCGAGCACGTCACGGTGCCGGGTGAAAATCACAATCTTCTCATCTGTGGCGAGCGCGTCCCTCGCAAGCTCTACCGTAGGCTTGACCTTCGTGCGCCCAATCTCATGAATGACCTCGGCCAGTCCCTCGAAGCTCAGCACGTCGGCCACTGCCGCGCTCTTCAGCAGTTCGAGGTCGAACTCGTCCTCCCGAGGCACGGGCTTGCCCTCGAACCGCACCAGTTGGAACGTCTTGTCCGGCAGGTCGGGCATCACCTCGTCCTTCGTCCGGCGGAGCATGAAGCCGTCGAGGAGAGCCTTCAGTTCGGGGAGGTTGCTCGCCCCCGAGAAATCCCACCCCCAGTGCCCCCGGAAGCCACTCGCATACCGGCGACCGAAGTCGTGGTAGCTCATGGCTGTGATGCCTTGAGCATGGAGCAGGGGCCAGAGTTCGATGGGCCGGTTCAGCATCGGCGTGCCGGTGAGAGTCCACGCCGTCTCCGTGTGTCTCATTATGAGACCCGAGACCGCCTTGGTTCGCATGGACGTCCGGTTCTTGATGAAGTGCGCCTCGTCCACGATCAGGACCCGGAGGGTGCCCTCCAGACGGCTCCTGAAGTGGGCTGCCATAGTGTAGCTGAGCAGGTAGTATGAAGCGTCTGGGTTGAGCGCGGTCTTGGCTGTCTTGACTATCTGCACGTCTGCCTCTTCGAGAGGAAGCCAGCTAAGGATTTCGGCTTTCCACTCGTAAAGCATGTGTGCCGGGCACACTACGGCGACCCGAGGGAGGGGGCCAGCGGCGAGGAGTGCGGTGGCTGTTTTCCCAAGGCCCGGATCGTCCGCTAAACATGCGTTCCGTCTGGCTTTGAGGAAGGGGATACCCGTCTCTTGGTGCGGGAACAGGGCTTTCATGCGTCTCCTTTCGGGTTGACGTGTTAGAGGAGAATGTATACTCTTGACCACGTCTCTGCCAACCCGAAAGGAGTTGCCT